TTATAGGTAATAAGGGGAGACCTTGCGAGGTGCGCCTCCGTCTGTAGAAAGATAATGCACTCCTGCGGAGAGAAGATAACCGCTACCAGAGAAGGAGTCATTTGTGCTTCCACTGTCTCTGATTAGTTTGAAGGTCAGGACAGTATTTGGTTCTAGGTTTGTTGGAGGGATAGCCTCTGCATCAGATGGTTCATCTGTATAAACTTGATACGGGGTTGAACCCATTGTAGTAAAACTGGTGGCAGTGGCTGGAGTGGTAGGGAGAGCCATCTGGTTTCCGCTTTTTGTTGCAGAGTATAGCCAAGCCCAAGCTACCTTCAGGGTTTGTGTTGTATCTCCAGGTGTCCAGTGAATAAACGGATAAACCTTAGAACCAGAGAGATAATCAAAAGGAATCAACAGGGAGAAGTAAGCCTCACGTTCTACCCCAGCTATTTGTTTTGTGAATCTCAAGGCTCGAAAGGGGCTAGTACCAATTTGGGTTTCTACGGCTTTGTATGTCGCGGTTGATTCTGAAGGGAATAGGCTTAAAGACCTCCAACCTACGGATGCACTGGCGGATGTTGCAAACTTTCCAGAGCTTGTCATCCAGATATCCACACATTCTCTCGGTGAGATAATAAGGGCATAACCATGAAGCTGTACATCAACCCCGTTGAGGGTATCTGTACCTGAACGACTTACTAAGATGTTCCGTTTACCTATAGGGAGGTTCGTAAGGGAGGCAGCGTGAGCAGTCGCACTGTCTGCCTGAGAGATTAAGGTGTTCTCGTTTACCACAGTGACTCTCCACCCGATAGGAAGCGTTGCCGCATCTGGGAGGATGACACCGATACTATCCCCAGAGAATACGAGAATCCGAGAGTTATCCTCAGCGGTTAGGGTCTGGGAAGTCGTGTGTGACACTGCGGATTTCTTGACCATCTGGATTTCCTCCCAGTCGCTTGCAGCAGCAGTACCAAGAGAGACATAACACCGTTTACCAGAGACATCTGTGTAGAACCGTTTGGTTGACGGAGGGGCAGAAGCAAGTTCACTGCCGATGAAGAAAAGTTTAGTAACTGCCATGATTAAGCCTCGAAAATTGTAACGCCGTCTGCGTCTGTGAATTGAGTAACACCGTCTTCTGCGTAGAAAGCCGAATCTGTTGCAGGAAGTTCAAAGATATGCTTGACCACCTGAAAGGATGTTCCATTTGCATTCTCAGATTCGAGTTCTACTCTGACCATTGCAGGGTAGGTCAAGGACGGAGGGAGGTCTGTGTAATCTACTGTTTTTGTCAACACTGCCCCTGAGTAAGAATATAAAGACGTGTCATCACTGTCAAGGAGTAGACGGAGGTTATATGTTACAGAGGGTTCACTTGTGACACTGGCGGCGTAATAGTCAGTAATCACTGCGGTGGTTTGTTGAAAACGGTTTCTGGATGTCCAGGTGAAAACAAGATTCCCAGAGTTCCCTACGGCTGTGTTCCAGTTCGTGCCGTTGATTTTCAGATTCCCTGGAGGATAAGGAAGGTGCATCCTGCCAACGAAATCCAGAGTGTCTACAGGTGCATCGGCGATAGCCAGGGTTTTCTCTGACGTAACGGTTAGGAGCTTTGCAGTGACAGTCTCGGTTATCGAGTACTCTGTAGAATCTGATGAGTTCGTAGAGCCAAGGGCGATAAGTCGGGTGTTATCTGCATGAGCTTCTGGAACGGTGTCCAGAACACCACGGAGAACTGTCAGGGTTATCGTTGTCGTATGCGGGTCAGGAGAAACTCTGGTGAAACTTGAGACATAGATGAGTTCCTCCTCGAGATACAGGAATGTATTAGCAGAAAGGAGTTCCTCGTCTGTGTAGTTGTCAATGGGAATCTCAGTTGTGGTCTTGTCTATTGCGCCGTTCAGAAGAGCAGAGAACTGGAAGTCAATCAGACCTTTGTAACTGTAGACAGCGGCTGCCGTGTCCCAGAGTTCAGCATGAGTAGACAAACCTGTCGGACTCACTGCGGTTGCACGGAGAAATGTAGTCGAGGTTGAGATTGCCTGAGCCGCAGTGTCACCTTTCTCAAGAGCCTGAACAAAGTACAGACTCTCAAAGATTTTCCTGTAAAGCACAGGGCTTGCCGCCGAACTCGGAGCTGTCCACTTCGTACCTTCTGTGAAACTTGTGATTCCCTTCGTGGCTTCAAACGCATCCTCAGTGAAATCAATCGTGACGGGTTCTTTAAGAATAGTGCCTAGGTCGAGAGAGACAACACGAAGCACAAGGTCTGTCTCCATACCACCAAAGGCTTTCAGAATAAACGCATCTCCAGGGTTTAACTCTGCAAGGGTTCGGTCTCCAGTGATACTCCCAGTGAATACAGGTGTGGAGAGTGCCTTGAGTTCACGTTCTGCAATTACCTGACCGACCTCTGGAGTGGCGACCCCAGAGAACGTTGCGGAACTCAGTACCTCTTTCCCTTGTCGACTTGCCAGAGAAGGGTCAGAGACGCGAATAGAGGCTTCCTTGTAAGTCAGATTTGATTCGTATTTTAGCAGAAACTGACTGGTGAGTTCATGGAACTGCTTTCTGGAGAGTTTTCCGATTTTCGTCACATGGTCAGTCGTGATTACAGGTAGCGATGCTATGTTAGAGATTTTCCTAATCAGCGTGATTTTCCAGAGATTTGTTTTACGGTCACGGTAGACAACTGCATTTATGTGTCCTGCAACCTCTGCAATGAAATCTCCAATGGGTTTAGATTTGTCCCAGAGCCAAGAAAACCCCAGACCCTCTGTGTAACAGGTTATCGCCGCAGATGTGAAACTGAGTTCATCAATATCTGCTTCTGCCTCTCCCATACCCCAGTCTATGTCTGTGAGACATTCTCTGATAACGTGAACTGCGTTTATGAGACCACCGGAGGCGTAGATGTTCCCCTCGGCAACCAGAGCGAAACCCCCTGTTTCAGTGAGTCTTGTATCATCGACTACGAGCCAGACCTTTGTGCCTTTGATGACATAGTAACCTGTGTGAACCTCTGTGGGTGCGCCAGTGGTAGTTACAAGTCCGAAAAGTTCAGGGGTTTCTGATGCACCTACATAGGTATAACTGTAGGTGAAATTCAGAGGAAGTCTAGGACAGGCATACAGAGGCTGCCACTGAGGAATCCCTTTTCTTCTTACAGTCACTCTCGTGGCAAAGAACCTCCAAGGGTGCATGTAGTAAGACGTTCCGATACAGATACGATTCAGAATCACAGAGATAACGTCTCGATGAGCAGATGTATAATTAGCCCCTAGGATGTTTGATAGATACGGATGAGCTGCCTGAGAGGACTCCTCGTTTCCCAGATGCCCGCCAAAAAGATAACTTATCCAGCCTTTGATTCCGCCTTCTCTCTTGAGTCCACCGAATAGTTCTGGTAGGTCAACGTATTTCTGCGAAGTTCCCAGAATGGGTTCAAAATTTATATCCTTCTCCTTGACCTGAACAAAGGCGATAAAATCTATAGGAGCTTGGCAGAGTACCATGTGCATCCCTGCGTAATATGTGGGGATTTTCCCAGACCCTGAGCTTGAAGCCCCTCCTACACCTGTTGTCATAATAAATCCTCCCTAAGGTAGACATAGGTAATGAGGCTCAGTGCCATGCCGTCCTCTGTAGCCAGAAGCTCACTGGCTCGAATCCCATGTCTCATTGTTATCTTCCAGTCGAATCCGTGGGTTTCAGAAAAAGCTTCCCACCCAGGGATACAACCACCGAAATACTCTCTAGCGTCTGCAACGGAGATGAGTCTGTCATCTGCCTGAACAGCTACTGCTAGGTCTTCTGCTGTTACATTCATCCTTTCTTACCTCCGCCACTAGGGGCATCTACCTTGATTATATTTACGTCTCCCCACCAGGCAATCATGGGATTCTTTATCATCCTAGACCCGAAGAGGACAGGGATGTTTACACCTTCCTCGACAGAGGGTGCTTTCATAGGCTCTGGCTCAGAGATGTCTTCCTTTTGCTTCTGGTTGAATATCCGAAATATCCAGAGTCCGCTCGCAATACCCTGCCAGCCTTTCGTTAGTTTTTGAAAGCTCATAGTAAACCTGTCCTTTCAATGGGGTTAGTTAAGGGGATGTGTTCAAAGCCTCCAAAGTTCAGAATGTTCCCGAACTTTCCTTGGCAGTCTGCACTTGTAAGGTTACACCCAGGGTAAAGGTCTACACTGCCGACAGTCTGGCTAATGAAGGGGGAGGAAATCTCCAGAGTAGTCCCTGCACTTCGGATAATCCGCCTGCTCTCTCCTGCTTTTTCGATGATTCCACCTGAGAAGTGATTCAGGGGATAAGAGGTTGGGAGTGTAACCGTTGTTCCAGAGGGTGCAACCGCTAGTGTCATGGTTGTCTTTACTGCTGCTTTGTCTGCCCCACAGGTTAGGGAGTATAGGTTTTTCCAGCAGTGGTAGGTAAACCGTGCGCCTGTAGGGTTTCGGGAATCGGTTTTCTCTGTGCTGTCTGTGAGAATCGTGATTTTCGACCCAGACAATGTCGCATTGATAACCCGTCCAGTCCAGAGCAAGACTTTGTCTTGATATATCTGCACAAACCAGTGAACACTCGGCAGGTCAAAGACCCTTCGTTTCGCAAAGTCTGTACTGGAGGGGAAGGTGAACGTAACCTGACTTTTCACCAAATTCCCTGAGAGACTGAGTGAACTTCGTGAAACGGTAGTAGCAGTGTAGACTAGACCTGCCCAGTTTTCTGTCAGAAGCTGAGGGGAGAAACCCACACTCTGCACTCCGTCTGTAAATTTATAAAGCTCCGCCATGATGACCTCTTGTGTAGGAGTTGAGTTGAGGTTATATAGTAAAAAAGGAATCCCTAAAACACAAGAGGTTATTATGACTAATGACGAGAGCCTAGGGTCTGTACACACTGCGGGACGTGGGCAGATGATTAACCTAGATGAACCAGCATCCCCCGCAGTATTGTCTGGGTTGTTTGCCAAGAACGTTTCCTTGATTTATCAAATGAGGCAGGATGGGAAGCTGCCACCGAATAGCGACGCTACCTACAGGGCAAGTATAAAGCATTACACTGAGTTTTTGCAGAATAGAGCCAGTAAGAAAGCAAGTAACGTTGCAGAAGCCAGTCTGTTGCAAAAGATTCAACTCGATAGAGCCAAGACAGAATCTGAGTGGTTGAATCTACGGGTCAAGCGCGGTGAACTCGTAGACAGTTCTGACCTAGCCATTGAGTTCGAGAGTTACTTTACCTTGATGCGAGGGCAACTCAATATGATTGCACGGAAGTTCCCAGAAACAGTCCCTGACATTGACGGGCTTCTGACTCACTGGAGTGAACTTGGTAGAACCATGATTGCCAAGAGTACACAGGAACTGGAGAACTTCGTAGAGAACGAGATGAACAAGGAAATCGACCTAGGAGAATCTGATGAGTGAAGATACAGGACTTAAGTTTGTGACAGAGCGAGCGTTTCTAGGCAGATTGTTTAGCTTGCTGTTTGCCACAGAACGTCTCTCAACCCGTGAGTACGCAGAGAAGAACATCGTGCTATCATCTGAGGTTACGGCAAATCCAGGCAAGGTCTCTTGTGACAGAACTCCCTGTTTCAAGGGTTTTCTTAAATATGCTGACGACCCAGGGACAAGGGTTATTATCGCCAAGAAGTCTGCACAAATCGGCTGGACACAGATAGTGAATTTCTTTATAGAAAACAAAATCGTCAACGACCCGCAGAATATCATCATTGCGTTTCCCTGTGAGAGCCTAGCAAAGAGCTATTCTGAAGAAAAGTGGCGACCTGCGGTTAAGAACTCTCCAACTCTGACGGCGTTGATTGGAGACCCGAGTAAGTCTAGGTTTGATTTTTTCAAATACCCAGGTGGGTGGCTTAAGTTTAGCTCCGCAGGAAGTGTAAACGGTCTCACGAGTTCCTCTGCGGCATTCCTGATTGCAGAAGAGCCAGATAGGTTCTCCAGGGACTTGAAGGGGCAGGGGGGAAGTCTGGACATCTTTCTCGAACGCTGCAAGACCTTCACTAACTCGTTGCTAATCTACGGAGGCACACCTGTAGAGGAGGGTTTCTCGAATGTTGACGATGCCTATGAACTCTCGAACAAATTTGTTTTCATGTGCAGATGCCATGACTGCAAGGAGTTCCATGTCTTTGGGTTCGACAACCTGAAAGCAGATGTTTATCTAGACAAACGCGTCAGTAAAACGTTTGGAATCTATGACCCAGAAACAGCATACTATGAGTGTCCTCACTGTGGGAGCAGGTGGACAGAGGAACAGAAAAACAGCAACTTGCTGGAGTCTACAAAGTACCACGATGAGGGTTGGCTGGAGACCGCACAATCTCACTTCGTAGGGTTTGCGTTTAACAGCTTAATGAGTACCTTCGGGGCTGGGGCTTCTATGGTCTCCCTGATGTCCAAAAAACTCGAAGCCGAGGTTGAGCAAGCTAAAGGTAAAGATGCGAAACTGAAGACATTTACGAATAACTCTGTAGGTCTTAGTTATGCACCGAAGGATTCAAACATGGATGTTAAGACGCTTATTCTGTGCAGGTTGAATTACCCTGAGATGACTGTACCAGCAGGTGGACTTGTCCTGACAATGGGCGTAGACGTGCAACTCAACCGCCTAGCCGTGGTTATCAATGCAAGGGGCAGAAATGGACTTGTCTGGAAAGTCTGGTGGGGAGAGATATTCGGTAATCCCCCTGACCCTGCGGATGATGTCTGGACACAACTCGAGGAACTCTATCTGTCCAAGATACCTCATGCGTTTCACACTGAGGAAAAGCCGATTCTCATGCAGATTTCTGCAATGTCGATTGATACAGGGAACTGGACATCCGTTGTCTACGGTTGGGTTAAGAAAATCAGCAAACTGAAACCCTATACCTTTGCCACCAAGGGAGATAGTTCTGCTGGTGTCACTGCCAGAGAGATTTTCACCATGCCAGCAGACCCAGAGGCAGATACTGGACGAGGTGAACGTAAGAAACTCTACGAGACCATGAAGGTGAATCTGTACGTCATCGGGGTTCAAAAAGCCAAGCGAGAGGTTCTCCGCAAGTTCGCCCTGACAGTTAAGGATTTCCGAGACAAGAGCCTGAAACAGCCGCTGTCTGGAATCAAAGACCGAGCGTATCATTACAGAGACGTCAGAGAGGACTTCGAGGAGCAACTTCTTTCCGAGAGAGAGAAAGGAAACCCTAGCCGTTTCACCTTGATTGCAGGACGTAGGAATGAAGCTTTCGATTGCGAAGTCCTTGACCTACACGCTTCTTACGGGTTAAAACTTCACACTTACCAAGAAAAACACTGGAAGCAGGTAGAGGACAGTATTTTGAAAATCAGAACCTCTGCAATAGCGACCAAATCCGTAACCTCTGGACTAGGAATCTAATATGGCAACCCTAGAACAACTACAGGCAGACCTAGTAGCTGTGGAAACCGCTTGGTCTGCTCTTCTGAGAAACGAACGTGTTTCCAGATTATCACTAGGTACAGGGAGTACCAGACGTGATTATACAATGCAAGAAATCAACCAGACTTTGTTGCTGGCGGAGCGGAAACGTCTGCAAAATGAGATTGCGACTCTTTCAGATACTCCTGTAGTTTATCGAAACTCATCTGTCTGTCATACCAGACATAGGAAATTATAATGGCACTTAGAAGACAACAGAATGCCTTTGAAGGGGCAACGACTGGTTTTCGGATGGAGCAGAAAGGTCTCCTAGATGGCACAGCCGATGCACTGGCAGTCAGAGAAGTTGAGTTCCTGCGCAGACGGAGTCATCATCTGTGCAGAAACAATGCACTGGCGATTACTGCAAGGACTAAGCTCATTACTCACTGGATAGGTGCAGGAATCAAGGTTAGGTTCAACAATAAAACCGTGCAGAAAGAGTGGGATGAGTTTATCAAATCACCTTCTGTAGACGGATGGGGAAACCTGTATAACCTCCAGAGCCTCTGGGCAAGTGCTTACTTTGAAAACGGAGAAGTCTTCACCAGAATGATTATTCGGGATAACCCAGGGTGTAAAGTCCCTCTGATGTTGCAGACCCTAGAGGCAGAACAACTGGATTTGCACTATACTGTCAGTACAGACACCAGAACGAGTATTAAGTTTAACCTAGAAGGGAAACCCCTAGCTTATCATTTCTGGAAAGAGTACCCAGGGAACACACTGCATTTTCAGAACTCAGAGCGTGTCGAAGTTCCAGCGGCAGATGTTCTGCATATCTTCCAACGTGACAGACCAGGGCAATGGCGAGGAATCCCAAAACTTGCAGGTGTCCTTCTGCCTCTCTATGAAGTAGATGAACTCATGGACGCTACTCTGGTGAGACAGAAACTGGCTCAGATTGTCGCTTGGGTTGTGGAGACCGAGGGTGAAATGCCACCTGTTCTGGGAACAACGGATGCAGAGAGCGACCCAGAAGAACCTCAGAGGGAGGGTCGGAGTTCCCAGGTTCAGACGATTCTCCCAGGTGGAATCCATTATTTCCGTAACGGAGAGAAGCTCAAGTTCGCAACCACAGAAGATATTGGGAATAACTTTGTGTCTTTCTTGGAGGCACAGATAAGACTGATAGCTTCTGCACTGGGGCTGACCTATGAGCAGCTCACTGGTGACCTCAGCTCTGTAAACTTCTCCTCTATCCGTGCAGGGCTTATCGAGATGCGGAAGGCGGTTGCTATTGTTCAGCAGCAGATATTCATAAACCTTGCTCTCGAACCTCTGGTTCAGCGGTTCAAGGAACTAGGAGGCATCTACGTCAATCGTAACTTCCCCGTTGCAAAGCATAGCTTCGTCTTGCCTAAGAATGAATGGGTAGACCCTCTGAAAGACGTTCAGGCTGATGTTGAAGAAATCCGTGCAGGTCTGGCAACCTTTGAAGACAAGCTTGCAGAACGGGGAGTTGAAGATGTAGATGCACACATTGAGTTGCTAAAAGCGTTCCAGAAACTTGACCTGACTCTCACGACTAACCCTGAGAAAATGAAAACAACCGAGGACACTCAAGGCGCAGCACCAGATGGAACATCTCCTGCTGGGGCAAAACCCAAACCCTCTACAAAACCCAAACCCCCTAAACCAGCGGAGAAACCAGCATGAAATATTTAAGACTCTTAACACGCCTAGAAGGAGCTTGTCTGCTTATGGCAGAAGATAAGCTTCGACTCATTACTGAGAAGGTGACCTTGCCATTGTTTCTGGGGCAACCAGAGGACGTAGACCATCTCCCCGCAGGAAGTCTTGTGGCATACAGAGGGGATTCTATGTCCGCTGGAATCCAGACCTCTCCGAAAATCGGTGTCATCGAGGTCTTTGATTCCCTTGTTTCAAAGTCTGCCGCTGCTGCCAGTGGCATGACCTCCTATCAAAGCATTGCGGCTCAGATTGATTCTGCCGTGGCTCAGGGCTTCTCTCAGATTGTATTCAACATTGACTCTCCAGGAGGTGAAGCAGCAGGTCTCTTCTCCCTCACAGATAAAATCCGTAAACTTGCGGATTCTGGCATCAAAACCTCTGCCTACGTCGACGGCATGGCTTGCTCTGCTGCCTATGGAATCTTTGCAGCTTGCAGTGAGACCTTCGCCACGGAGACCTCTATCATTGGTTCAATCGGGGTTCTGATGGTACACGTTGATACATCTGCAAAAGATGCCGCAGAGGGAAAAACTTATACGATTTTCCGTAGCAAGTCTGAAAAGGCACTTGGAGATTCTCACTCGCCCTTGACAGAGCAAGTGACAAATAAAATTCAAGGTCTCCTTGACACGATGGATACTGCGTTCAATAATGACGTCTCGATGAGCAGAGGACTGTCTGTAGACCAGATTAAATCTATGAAGGGTTCTGAGTTCATGGCAGTAACTGGTCAGGAACTTGGTCTTGTAGACAATATCGTATCTGGCTTCGATGAAGCCCTGAAGTTATCCCTAAATCCTAAACCAACCCAGAAAGGAGGACTTATGTCCCTTGATGAAGCCTTAGCCTTGATTGCATCTCTAGAGGTAGAGAAAATAACACTGGAAGCTACCATTGCAGATTTGCAGGCAACTGTAGCATCTGGTAGTACCGCTGAAACTGCTGTTGCCTCTGCACTTGCTGCACAGAAAACTGAGTTCACAGCCCTGCTATCTACTGCACCTACCTTGCGTATGGATGCAGCCACTGTTGCAGGCATTCTTGCAGATAGCCCAACCATTGCATCTGCCTTGACTACAATGAAGCACGTTGCGAAGTTCGCTGGTGCAGGTATCTCTGCAAACTCAGGGTTACAACCCACTGTGTTATCCGCAGAGGAACAAGAATCGGCAAACCGCGTTGCAGACGTACTTGCTGCTTACAACAAAGCCACTGGAGGTAAATAATTATGTTTTTAGAAGCCACCTTTCTACCAGAAACTAGTCTTGCTAGTGTAGACGTAGAAACCAAAACCATGTTGGCTCTAGCCAATGTCGCGGTCATCCCTGCGTTTACGCCTATGAAACGGAATGCAGATAAAAAAATCATCCCTGCAACATCAGGTGCGGATGTGATTATCGGTCTGACTGTACCTATGCACGGTTCAGGTTTTATCGAACAACTAGGCTTGCCTATTAAAGCCACTGATACCTTGATTGCGGTTTACACCGAGGCGAAAGTCTACAACGGTGCAATCAACTGGGCAATCATTCAGGCTGCCAACCCTACAACCATCGACTCAGACGCGAAGAAACAAGCTTGTTTCGACATGACAGAGATTGATGTTATCTTCAACACTGCTGGCTTCTAAGGAGAAACCCATGTCCCTAAACTTTTACACTCATGCAGAGATTACTGGAATATTACAGGAAGGAAACCTAGATTTTCAGCCTTTCATGTCCTTGAACTTCTCTGCGCAACATATCACGGATGAAGACAGAATCTACTTTGATAAAATCGAAGCAGATAAACGTATCTCTGTGTTCCAATCTGCGCGGCTTCCAGGAGTTGCAAGAACCTCCAAGGGTTATCAAACAGAGAGTTTCAAACCTGGGTATATCAAAGACAAGGAGTTGATTCTACCGAATCATGTCCGTACTCGTAGAGCTGGACAGCCTATGAGCAAACCCCTGAACCCTGCGGAAAACTACGCAGCCACTATGGTAGACAAGGCGGCTTTATTAATCACTCGGTTTCGTAGAAGTCTGGAAATCATGGCAACTGGGTTGTTGCTTGCTGACAGCTACTCTATGGCAGGTGCAGGTATTCTTCCAGCGGATGCAACGATTTCCTTTGGTCGAGATGCTAATAACACCAAGACCCTTTTAACCACTGCACGGTGGCTTGCTGGAAATACATCTGTCAGTCCTTGGGATGACCTAGAAGACTGGATTAACTTGCCAAAATCTGCACCGATTAAAAAAATCGTGATGGGTAACGCAGCTTGGAGATATCTGAAAAAAGACACCAAGTATACCAACATGGTGAATCTGCCTTCTCTGCATCTACCAACTATGGAAAACAGCCCGTACTTTCAGGTTGCGACTCCTAAAGGTATGGGCGGGGTGACTTTCCGTGGTACTTTCTTGGGAACTGGTATTCCAATCTATACCTACACTGACACCTATATTGGTTTAGACGGTGTAGAGACGTTGTATGTACCAACTGACGCGGTAATCGGTATCCCAGATGCAAGTTACGGTTTTCAGTGCTTTGCCTCTATCGAAGACGCTAATGCGAACTACATGGGCATGGAGTACTTCATGCGTAACTGGATGAGTGAAGACCCTGCGAATCCACAAATCATGTTGCAGTCTGCACCTTTAATGGCACACACCAAGATTGACTCCACCTTCGGCGTCCGCACTGGGGCGGTGTAAACCATGAGCAGAGCGACAGATAGAGATTTTGAAGCCTTCGGAGCTTCCTTCAATGATTTCATGTCTGTCGCTCTCTCTAACTCGCTAAAGAAAGCAATCGGAGATTTAGATAGAGAAATTGCAGAAACCGTCAGAAAGAACTTCTGGTATCCTGGAGACCCTAGTAAACTAGCTACTAGGAAGTTCCAGACCAAAGGGGCAAAGTTTTCCAGTGCCAGCCTGACGTATCGTTTTGAGGCAGTTTCTCTCTCTAAGTACCCTATGAAACAAATACGACTGACAGTCGGGAACTCTCGGCTCAAGGTCACACGCGGTGGTGGACAAGGCGGAGGCAAGGGATTTATCTCACGCCCTACCCCCATCACCCAGACTGTGACACAGTTTAAACTCCGCAAGTCTGATGGCTGGAGAACAGTGCAAGGCAGAACAGGTTATAAGCACAAAGGCTTCCTGCATACAGGACAGAAAGGGAGATTCTCCTCCGCAGTCTTTGAGCGTAGCCAGAAAGCAACCTGGTCAGGCGGTGTCCGTCAACCGATACATAAACTCTATGGAGCATCACTCGTGCGGCTTCTGCACAGCCATGAACTCCAAGATGTCCTCAAGGAGTCTCGGGTTTTCGAGAAGTTCGAGAAAGACTTTTACAAATCTCTGTCCCTTCGGGTAAGGAAATAACCATGCTGAACCTAGACTTTGAACCCAAGGACTTTGCCTTGCAGATTGCAGGAACATACCTGGACTTCCCTGAACGTATCAACCCTGACCCTCTCGGTCTGCCATTCCCTGCCTTCTCCATCCCTTCTGTACCAAACTTCGATATGTTCCATGTAGAAGCACATAATGCAGGAACAATCACAGAGGAAGCGTATTTTGATTTCATGGTCAAATCTGTGGACGAGGTTTTCTGGCACATTGCAGAAGGCGACCTGTGTTCCTGCAAAGACAAGAGTTACACTTATTCCTTCATTATCTCAGATAGCCCTAAACCAGACATGACTGGCTGGAGTATCCTGAGAGCTAACTATATAGGTAAAGCGTATGTTTGACCTGACAGACCTTGTAGACACTCTGGTTGCTGAGGGAATCCGTGCAGCTATGGACTCTGGAAAAGAACCCTCGATTGCGAATAAGGACGAGGAAGGGAGAGTGCAGGTTGGTTATCATTCCGTAGAATCTCAAGGCGACCTGTCAGATGGTTCGTCTTCAGACTCTTGCATCAAGCTCTCCCAAGACCTTGCGTTTATCTTCTACCTCCAATACACTTGCAGCCTTGAGGACTTCCCAGCCTTCTGGTCTTCTCTGTACAACATTGTGAACAATTGGATTCCTGTATCTGTCATTCCTGATGCAGATTACACAGCCACTTTCATGGACAAGGGAGGCAAGAAGGGCATTGCAAATGGAAGAATCTGGTGGGTGGACTATTGGCAAATAGACTCCCCAAGGGTTCAAAGTTCACAAGTGTGATATTCTTTGCATAGCTGACTCTAAGCTATGCAAACTTTCTTTAACAACAATCATGGAGACATCTATGACAAGCCTTGATACAAAAACCTTCATGCAGGTTCAGACTGAGAACGCAGCGAAACAACGGGAGAGGGAGAGAGCCGCAGGTGTGCCTGTGGTAAGTTCTCCCTGCGGTGTTCCAATGGCTGAGACAGTTTCTGCACCTGCGAAACAACAACCTATGAAACAACCTTCTTTGGAGAAAACCAATGGCTAAGTCTTATAGTAAAAAAGCGAGAGGCATTATGATTGCCGCTCAGGCAGTGGAAGGTATCCCTGCTAAATTAGGTACAGCGAGTGTGACAGGTACGTTGTCTGCGGCTGTCGAGGGTACATTTACCACTCGTGTTACTCTGTCAGGTGGTGTAGTTGGTACAGGGATTCTGACAGGTACTGCGTCTACGACAACCTTCACAGGAACTGTCTCTGGGATTTTCACAGGTGCAGTTAATGCCATAGGAACAATTGATGTCAACCCTCTAATGTCTGTTGTTGCGATTACAGGGGGGACTTCTGGCTCTGGGGTGATTCTATCAGGTGCAACGGTTACTGTATTAACCTTGTCTGGTATCGCCGCTACTAATGGTCTAGCCTGCTTTGAGCCAACGTATGATACAGAAATCTCAAGTGATACTCTGGAGTACGCAGGTAGTGAATTTTCTCGAGACACTCGTACGGATTTCACTGACCGTGTGATGAACGTAGGATGTTCTACACTGTTGCCTTCACTTGGTATTCCAAACGGTACAGCTGACATTGAGGACTTCCCACAGGCAGTCTTGTTTAGCTCCACTGGTGCAGCGGTAACATTCTCAGGTTCAGACGGGTCTTCTCTGGTCAAGGTGTCTAACGAGACGACGTCTACAACCAAGGCAACGGTTCTTGTCACTGCGGTTTCTTCTGATGACAACACTGTTGAGAAAATCTACAAGGGTTTCGACGGCAATGCGGTTATGGATTTGGAGCTAGAGATTGACAAACGAGTCAAGCTCAAGTGGAACATGAAATCTATTCCTGCGGACTGGGCAGCAAGTCCAGAGGTATTCCCTGATGAAATTGTGAAAATCGAACCAGATTACGGGGTTCAGAAAACCGAGGTCATGCCAACTCTGAGTCTACGGAATGTCACTCAGGCGCAGCTTGAAGTCTATGGAAGTAAGAAATACCTAGGCGTTGCCTTGAGCACTTCAGGTAATGCAGATTTGCCTACTCCTTTCTACGTTGATAACAAGGTCAAGAACTTTTGTTTTAGCAAGATTACTGCTAATGCCTTCTTCGGGTTTTCTTGGGAACGTGTGCATAACTCCTGTCAGACTGGGTTTGAGAAACTTGCCATGACTCCTGATGTTATGATTACCATCTTGGAAGATGACATTCAGGCTGTTCTGCAACCTGATACAAACGTGACAGAGGGCGGTATGCTAGAAGGTTACTTCGCATTTGCCTTGACCTTTGGCACAGTAGCTGGTAAAAAAGCTCACGTTACCTTTGATAAACTCCAGTGTGTGAATGTGAAAAACACTGAGGTAGGCTCTAGAGCCGCAAAGGAACTTACGTTTAAAAATTGCAGTTTCAGTACCCTTATGTGGAACTCAGCAGTGTAAACCCCGAGACGGGCAGGGAATCCTCTTTGTCCGTTTCCCAAATTTATCTAGGAATTTAAAATGGAAGACAAAACTGCAAAGGTTACAGGTTATCGGGTACTTTCTCAAGAGGAGATAAACCTAATGAATGAGGTGAAGCACCTTGCTAATTCGGTAGGAGTCCTCGTTGATAAACTTAATAATCTACCCGAAAGCCCTGATAATCGTCTGATTGACCGTAGATGGGTTTCCCTAGGTGCAGATGACCTTCAGAAAGGCTTTATGTCTCTGGTTCGCTCAATCGCTCAACCAAACTCGTTTTAATTAAATTTATCTAGGAGATAACATCATGGCTAAAGTATTATATGTGGCTCTACAGACCCCTTCTGTAGAAATGAAAATCAAGTCTGAACCTGATTGCGCAGGCAAGACAGAGACAATGATTGCTGTGTTCGCTCGCCATAACACGGCAGAGGCGGAGAGAATCCGGAATCAAATGGCAGAGATTCAACGCCAGAGTTTCACTGATGCAGTCGAGTTGGCTACTGAGGTTTCTCGACTTAAAGAGTATTTCAGTTACCTGACAAGAGATGAACTTGATATTCAGGTTGTGGAAGGTAGAGAACGATTCCTGACAGGTAAGACCTTTGTGGACTCTCCAGAGACTCTGCGCATTAGTCGCAAGAAACAAGAGGAGAGTCTCTTGAATATCCTTCGTGGTCAGATTATTGCCCTGAAGAACGTCCCCTTGGAGATTCAAGAAACAGATGAATCTGGCAAGGTGACAACCTCCAAGCTTACAGTGCCAGACACAAGAATAGCCGTGGACAATTTGGAACTCTGGGGAGACGGTGCTAATTGCCTAAATGCCCTCCTAGACGTTTTGCTCTTAAGCAATCCTTGGAGTTCCTCCCTTGCCCGTGCGCAGCAGAATGTACTTTACAATCTCCAGATTCTCTCGGATGCTACAGCAAAAAACTCATAGGGGTTGGGGAGTTCCTTTCTCGGAAATCTAAAGAAGATAGGCTTCGTCTAGAGGTTGAATCTGCTAAGAAAACCGAGGAGGAGTTCCTGCTAAGTATCGGCGGAGAACCTGAAGAAGAACCTGAACTCGACATTGGAAACTCTGATGTCGAGTTTTTTTATCTCGATTCGGACAAGGCAGAGATTTTTGAAATCTATAAACTCGCCCGTCTCTACCAGACTGCTGCTGATAACCTAGACCCAACCCTGATACAGATGCTCTGCAAGGCAAGAAACAAAGGACGCAAGCGGAGAGAAAAACTTTCTATCGAGGAGGTCTTGACAGACCTAGCATTGATACATTACGGTGTCTGGAAGGAGAATGAAAGAACCCGTAAACTCAATGAATCCCAGATAGGGGAGGATTAACAAATGGCAGACTCTCTAAAAACGTATAAGATTGAACTCAATGTGGACACTGCGAAGGGGGTCGCAGAGGTCTCTCAGTTGATTAAAACCCTGAACGACACAGGTGTTCCGATAGATAAGATTACCAAGTCTATAGACAAGTTCGGTAAGGCTTCTATTTCTGTGCTAACGCAGGCAGTGACAGAAGCTCAGGCAGCAACTCTGGGCTTTAGTCACTTGTCCACAACTCTCTCTGGACTGAGCAAGCTCACAATTGGAGATAACATCACAGGGAAGTTGAAACAAGAACAGAAAGCCTATGAGAAATTCTGGGCAGATTATAATAAACTCCGCAAGCTGGCGATGGAGCAGGAAATCCGTGACCAGAAAGCTCTGGGAGAGGACATCGCGAGAGACTATAAACATAGAGAAGCTCTCGCTGCTGCTCATGCTAAGGCACTCAAGGAAGCCCTTGCGAGACAACTGGCAGCAGAACGTCAGCTTCGCAAGGAGCAGGAAGTCCTTGGGAGGTCTCAGGCAAAGGACATTGATTACAACTCTGCAATGGCAAAAGCCCATGCTCAGGCAATCAGAGAAAATCAGAAACGACTTGATGCAATCGCAAATGACACCCTGAGAGCGCAACAGGCACTGGGTGCAGAAATCGCGAGAGATTATAAATACCGCGAGCTTCTCGACAGGGAACACACAAGAGCCTTAACTGAGAACACTAAGCGTCAGGTTGCTGCACAGAAAGCTGCTAATGCTCAGATGCTTGCAGACGCTCATGCTATGAACTCTCGGTTCGATACCTTGGCAAGAGAAGCCACTGCGAGGGCAAGAGAACAGGAGACCCAGAGGTTATCTCAATTCTCTACTTTTCTCCGTGAACGGGAAGCTCTACTGAGAGCAGATATCAACCACCAACGTCAGGTTGAAATCTCTGGGATAAACTCTATTGAGGCTTTCCGTGCAGACGCACAGAGAAAACGTATTGCGGCAGAACAAGCGTACAGAAACCGTATTGCAATCATCGAGTCCTCTGTCAGGGGAGGCACGAGTTCGTCCACTGGTCAGACTCAGGCAACAGCCGCAATGCAACATTATCTCCAGGTGTTGAAACAGGTTGATGCCCAGCTTGCTACACATGAGAATGCTCTCAGGCATACAGAGGCTGCTCATCATTCTCTCTGGCTCAGGGTTGCTGCGGTATCTACCATCTATAACATCTGGTCAACCTCTATCCATAGAGCTTATCAGGCATTAATGAGTGTACCGACTACAGGGATTCACCTTGAGGGTACACGAGCTAGTCTGCTTGCAATTACAAAATCTACCGCAGGTGTTTCTAATGAGATGACCTTCCTGAGACAAGAGGCTCACAGAACAGGTTTATCCCTAGATGGACTCCGTGGGTCGTTCAGGCTTTTTGCCGCATCTGCAATTACATCTGGTGAGTCTATCCAAACTGTAGAGAACATCTTCAAAAATGTCAACACGATGGCGACTACTCTGCACATGAGTGAAGATGACATCAATGGGGTCTTCTTGGCTTTCTCTCAGATTTTCAACAAAGGGAAATTGCAGGCAGAGGAACTCGTGAAACAGCTTGCACAGAGAATCCCTGGGTCTGTAACCATGATGGCAAAAGCCTATGGAAAGGCAGGGGAGAGTATTCAAGCATCGACACAGAGACTCCTTAAGGATATGAAGTCTGGGTCTGTGGCTGCCCATGAGAACATTGCAAAGTTTGCAGAAGTCCTAGGCTCAGAGTTCGGTGGAGAAGCCTTCAAACACGCCAGTACAGGTTTGAATGCAGAACTTGGTAAACTCTCTACATCTTGGACAGAACTTACAGAGAACATCTACAAAGGCAGTGGACGGAGTATAGGAAACCTAGTTGGGATGGGCAGAAGCTGGGTCGAGATGGCGAGAGACGCAACCTCTAATACCTTTGAACTTAACCAAACATTTACCCAGATTGGTCTTACGGTTTCTATGTTCACCAAGGCTATGGGAGGACTTGCTGCGACTGCTCTGGTGCTTTACATTGCAAAGGTCGTTCAGGCAGGGGAAGTCACCCTTGTCCTCACCACCCTGATAAAAGCAAACCCGTATATCTTGGCTGCATCGGCTCTCCTTGCACTGACAACAGCTATGACCCAGTACGGAGAAGCCTCGAGACGAGCAGGGGAGGCAGAGAAAGAGCGTCTTGAACTCACTCGTCAACTGGCGGAAGAACGTGTCATCAAAGCCCCCGAGGTCAAGGAGGAAGAAGACAGACTTAAGCGAGTTAAAGACAGTGACAGTCTGAAACCGTTTAAAGACAGATACGATACAGATGCCAAGGAGTTCTACCGCCTGAGAGAAGAGTATAACAAACTCAAGGCAGACATGGCGAGTAATAAAGCTACTCCTCTGGGAACTGCGAAACCCTCTGGAAAAAGTGATGCCATGCTTCAGGCTGCCCTAGATGACCTTAAGCCTAGACTCGAAGTTGCAAGAGTGAATGCGTTTAACTCTGCCAGAAAGGTAAATGAAAAATTCAAAACTGAGTATGAAGCTATCAAAGCTCAGGAAACTCTTGCAGGGACTGGAATCAATGAGGCGTCTGTCCTAGAGGAGACTGCCTATGACATCAGCTCCAGAAGAAACGCGAAACTTACCAAGGAGATAGAAGATAGAATCGGAGTTCTGGAGAAAGAAAAACGAGCTGCCTTAGATGAACTGAAAATCAGGATGGATATTCAGAAACTCCGCTCTGGTAAAACGGGTGACCCTGTAGAAGAGAACAACAAAGCCAGAGCAATCTCTAAAAAGTATGATGCTCAGATTAAAGCCCTGATTGGAGAGAAATCAAACCTCATCGAGTCTGGAGAGAGAAAAACCCTTGAGGGGGCTGGAAAGTCTATCACTGCCTTTGACAAACTTGTCCAGATTATGAGGACGATGGAAAGCCGTGGCAGAATAGATGCCGTGAGTCCTGTAGGTGCAGTAGGTAAACATCAGGTCATGCCAAGTACTCTAGCTCATGGGAATTATGGAGACCGAGTGCAGGGAATCCCTGAGGCAGAACTCCAGCAAGCGATTGCCTATGAACAGGTCGGGAGAAGAACTCGCAAGATGTCTCCTCAGATGTACAGCTATCTCCGAAACTTTGCAACCAAGTACTCTGATAAAATCGCAGACTTCGGTGTGAATGAACTCAGGAAGAACTTTGAACATTTCGGTCACGATGCAAGTAAGGCTCTGGCTGCTTATAACGCAGGGAGAGGAACGATTGAGAAACTCTCCAGAAGTCGTGGTGAGAGTTGGATTTCTGGACTTCCTGCCGAAACCCGTAACTATGTCCGTGAGGGTATCCGTCTAGGCGCACCGAAGGCTGCTGGTGAACTGGACAAATACGAAGGACAACGGTCTTCGATTGCAGCTCAGGCTCAGGAGCAAGCAATTACTGCCCGTAAGGAGGCTCTGGATGCAGAGCAGATTGCAGCTCAGAGAGAAAAAGCACTGCGTCTCGAACGTGAAAAGGCAGCAGAACAACTTATCAAGAACAACCTTGCGACTGAGGAACTCCAGATTGAAACCGATTCCTACACCCAGAATCAACTGGCGGCGGATTTGGCAAAAATCACCTACGAACATAACAAGAAGGAGGCAGAACTTAAGAAGGAGGGGAACTTTGCAGGGATTGAGGTTCTGAAAATCAAAACTGCCCAAGCCAGAGTTCAGGCTACACTTGCAGAGGCGGAACGCAAGGTCTCCAAGGACACTGAGTTTGCTGCAATGGCAGAGGCGGATTTGAATGTCAAAAAGACAACTGGAATCATCACAGAGAAGCGTTACCAAGAGGAGCTTGCGAAAATCAAGGAAGCTCAGATACCGAATCTCGAAGAGGAACTCAGACTCACAGAGAGTATCGTCAAAGAAGAAGACCGTCGTCTGGCAGTGGCTAAGATTCAATCTCAGATTGCTGAACTCCGCAGAGACTCTGCCCAGTCTTTGGATATGAAATCCGTAGGCAAGGAGTTCCTTGAAAATGCAGGCAGTTCTGCTGATTCTACAGACTCAAGGGGTTATCGTGAGAGAAAAACAGGGCTTCTTGTGGGAAAATCTGAGGAACTCTCTGCAATCACCCCAGTCGGTATGGATGACAAAGAAGGTCAGCTCCAGTCTCAGGAGACGTTCTTGCAACAAAAGAATGCCCTAGACCAGAAATATGCTGATGCGAACTTTATCAATCAGAGTAATTATTATTCTGGACTTGCATCTGTAGGAGCGAATACCTTCCAAGGCATCACAGGGCATATGATAACCATGTACGGTGCGCAGAGTAAACAGGCGAAAATTGCCTTCGTTGCCTATAAAGCCTTCATGGTTGCCCAGACGATTATGAACACTGCGTCTGCCGTAGTGGCACAGTTGACCAACCCGACTCCCTACGTTGGTGTGGCTCTCGCTGCTATGGCTGCGGCGACTGGAGCGATTCAGGTAGCGAAAATCATTGCTGAACCTATGCCTCAGGCTCATGGTGGTCTTGAGTATGTTCCAGAAGATGCAACATATAAACTCTCAAAGGGAGAGCGTGTTCTAGCTCCTAAGCAGAACGAAGCGTTTATGAGGCTGAACAATGACCTTTCTGCACAAATGCAACGCGATAGCGCGAAGACTGGGAAACCCAAGGCTGCTGCTGCACCTACGGTTGTCAAGCCGCAGATAAAGGTTGTGAACATTGACTATTCTAGTCAGGAAATCGAAAACCACCTTAAATCCTCCGCAGGTGAGGAAATTGTTATTAACCATATGAGACGTAATCAGGAGACTTTAGCATGAGTACAGAAGCAGAACTCTGGGCAGCAACGCTTGTAAATCTTAAATTTGATTCTACATCAGGGACTCCCCCATCTATGACCTTCCCAGACGACAAAGGTCATATTTTCACAGCCGCTGGAGCAACTAGTCTAGAACCTTCCCCTCAAAAGACAGGTTCTCTATCAGCTTATCTTGGGGTAGCTGGGTCTTTCATTCAGAGTGAATCTTCCGCAGACTTTCGGTTCGGGACAGGAGACTATACCCTAGAGGCTTGGGTTTACTTTAATTCACTTGCCAGTTACTCTGGGATTTTCGATTCTCTCTTTCTCGGTGGTTCTGGAAGCCGCTCGAATGACTCTGTTTTTCTCGTAATCCCTAATGGTACGATATACTTGTTTCAAGCAGGTTCTTCCATTGTAACATCTGGTTCTGGGTTTATCCAAACAGGGGTCTGGATACATGTTGCCGTTTCCAGAAATTCTGGTGTAACCCGATGTTTCAAAGACGGTGTCCAATTCGGAAGCTCCTCCAGTGTCGTTAATAACCTGACGGGTTCTTTTCTGCATATTGGGGTTGTTTCTGACCTCTGGGGTTCACCTCACACTCGTTTTGATGGCTACATCGACGATGTCAGGGCTACAAAAGGAATAGGGAGATATGTTGGTACGTTTACTCCCCCAGAGAACCTCTCTGGCGAGGTTGTTCCTCCTCCTCCTCCTCCTCCTCCTCCTGATGAGGTCTTCGCAGAGGTTCTCCCTTTCAATCCCTCTATTAATATCTCAGAGAAATTCATCTGGGCAACCTCTCACATCCAGACCTGGACTGCCGAGGAGAGGACTCAACTCCGTGACCGCCCAGGGTATTCTGTAGAGTACAAAATCAACATCCGTAGGGATGCAGACCTTGCAACTCTGGAAGACTTCTACCGTGTGAACCAGAATCTCCCTGTCAAAGTCCCTATGTGGTCTAGCCCTGCGTATATTGAGAACGTAGCCCTAGGAGCCACTCTGATTCCCCTTTCCAACCTGAACCCAGTACACCCCATCAGGTACTTCCTAGAAGTCGGTATGGATGTCATTGTCTGGCTGTCTCCTACTGTCTGGGAAACCCACACGGTCACGGCTATCAATGCGGCAGGGGCAACACTGGATACTGGTCTCGCCAGAGCTTACACCCATTGTTACTTCCTTGTGAATCTCACTGGGTTTATCTCTGCCTCCGCGTTTTCAAAATCCGCAGGAAGTCGAAAAACTTGGAGCTTTACTTTCACCTGCCCCTCTGTCTATATCGAGGAGTACCCTTTCTCAGGGTCTTCTGATATTTTTGACCTCAAACCTCTGATTTCTTCAGAATTTACTGTGATTTCTACACAAGATTCAGAGGTTATCTCCTCTCCTCTCGGTCTTCGTAGTAAGATTCCTCTAGAAGGAGTCACTCGCAGAAAATGGACAACAGCCCTGAAAGCTGTAGAGTTTGTAGACATAGTAAACCTAAAACGCAAGCTTGCTTACTTTCGAGGCAAGGCAAGGGGTCTGAGGTTTCCTTTTAAATACCTAACCCCTGGGGTGACGCCGATTTCTGTCTGTCTTTCTGAAGACTCTTTAAGTTTCATACACTCTCCAAAATATCACTGCTCTGTCACAGTTGGGTTTGAGGAAAGAATTACTGGAGAACCTGATTATGTCCCTTTCCCTAATGGATTTAGGTATCTAACAATGTATGACTGGGATACTCAGCTTCTGGGAACGTATTACCCTGAGTGCAACAGCCCTGTCACTGAGGGAACAAATTACCCTGTAGATGGTCATTATGTGATTGCTCAACCTTCTGAGGGGATTTATCTGGTAATCAGAGCCACTGGGAACTTTAATATCTTCGACAGAAACGGAGTATCTTGGAAAGTTGGTAAAGTTCTGTCTACTCTACCGACTGCTCAGGGTACTTACCTAGAGCCTGAAACCTCTGTAGGTAAATCTGGTTTATTTCTTCTGTATTCAAATTACATTCCTGAACCTTGGTAG